TATGAAGAATAAGTTTGAACAAATGTTTAAACATGGTCTTTTATCTGCTCTTGGTGTAATGTATGTATCTGTATTGAATGGAGAACCAGTAGCCTGGAATGTGAACTCTATGAGATTTGCTTGTGAAAAGAGTCCAGATACTTATTTTATTGAGGATGCTGAAAATGCTACTTGTGAATACAGAATGACTCCTTCTGAAGTTATTAAATACTTTGGGGATGAACTAACTGACAAACAGATAGATAAGATATACTCAAGAAATAATACTACTGGTAGTAAGAGAGTTGAACATTGGTTAGCCAATGATTCTGACTCTATGGATAATGATATGTTTGATATTAATGATGTTATATCAATCAGAGTTCTTCATTGTGTTTGGAAATCATTAAGAAAGATTGGATTCTTACAATACCAGGATGAAGCTGGAGAGCTACAGGAAAGAATGGTAGATGAGTCTTATAGATTAGACCCTACTATTGGAGACCTCTCTATTGAATGGGAATGGATACCAGAATGTTATGAAACCTGGAAAATAGAGGATGATATTTATGTAAATATGAGACCTATACCAGGACAATTAAAAGATATTAACAATGCTTATAATTGTAAGCTTCCTTATTATGGAGTAATATATGATAACTTAAACTCTAAGAGAGTATCCTTAATGGATAGAATTAAGTCTTATCAATATTTCTATAATATTATAATGTATAGACTTGAGCTTCTTTTAGCTTCAGATAAAGGTAAGAAGATATTAATGAATATCAATATGATACCTGATTCAGCAGGAATGGATATAAAGAAGTGGCAATACTTCTTTGAATCTACTCCTTTTATGTGGTATGACCCTAATGAAGAAGGTTCTCAATATACTGATGCTAACACTGTAGCTAAAGCTATTGATATGTCCTTAGTTTCTGATATTCAGAAGTATATTGAGATAGCTGAATATATTAGAACTCAATGTGGTAGGTCAGTAGGTATTACAGACCAGGTGGAAGGACAGATAAATCCAACAGAAGCTGTAACTAATAGCAGACAAAACTTAGTACAATCTTCTTATATACTTGAGCCTTATTTTGCTTTCCACTCTTTAGCCAAAAGGAATATCTTACAGGCTTTAATTGAATCTTGCAAGGTTGCATATTCTGGCAGAAAGAGCATGAAACTGTCTTATATCTTAGATGATATGTCTCAACAAATATTGGAGCTTGATACTGAACTATTGGATTCATCTACTTATGGTGTATTTGTTACTGATTCTGCTAAAGCTGAAGAAGCTAAGGAATTGATAAGACAACTTGCTCATGCTGCTCTACAAAATCAAAAAGTAGAATTGTCAGATGTTATTTCAGTTATCAGACAAGAAGGTATTGTTGAAGCTGAAGAAACTCTTAAAGCTGCTGAAGAAACAAGAAGAGAGTTTGAACAACAAATGCAACAACAAGAACAAGAAGCTCAACAACAAATGCAACAAGCTCAACATGAATTTGCTGAAAAAGAACATGATTGGAGACTTGAAGAAATTGTTGTTAAGGAAGAAGAAAGAAGAAAAACAGTTATTGCTCAGGCTTCTATCACTGGTGCTTCTTTCAATCCTGAAGTAGATGCTAATAATAATGGTATGAATGACTTTTTAGAGTTAGCCAATGACCAGATAGAACTCAATCTTAAACAGCAAGGTCTTGATATTGAGAGAGAAAAGTTATCTCATCAAAAAGATATTGATAATAAGAAGATAGAGATAGAAAAAGAAAAGAATAAAATAGCTAAACAAAAGAATAATAGCCCTAAAAAATAAAGGGCTATTATACTAAACTTGTAATATTTAAGTTTAAAACTTGCATAAGTATAATTTTTTTATTTACTTTGCATTATAATTATAAAGGTATAAAAGTATGAATGACACATTTAATTTATCAGAATTGGGTTCAGATTGGAATGTAGACCAAAAGGTTGATGATTTCTTTAATGATGGACCAGAGATTATTGATGGCACTTCAGCAGAAGAGGTAGTAGCCAAAATAGAAGATGAGGAAAAAGAAGAGCCTGGCAAAGAGAAGGAGAAAGAAGTAAAGCCAGAGGATAATATTGATTGGGATGATGATAATCCTAATCCTGATGCAACAGATGTAGAGACACCTGGTGCTGCTCCAAAGAGAGGGGGAAAAGAACAAACAAATTCAACTATAGCTGCTGCCCAGCTTTTAATGGACAAAGGTATTGTTGATTATGAATTGGAAGAAGGAGAAGAACTGGATGAAGATACTGCTCTTGAACTTTTGGAAGAAGGTTTTGAAAATGGTGTTGAAAACAGAATAAGTGAATTATTAGGTGGTCTTCCAAATGAATTACAAGCTCTTAATAAATATGTATTGAATGGGGGAGATATGAATGACTTCCTTTCTATGATGAATACTATGGGAGCATCAACTGGAATTACATCAACTCTGGATATAAGTAATGAAAAGAACCAGGAATTAGTTGTAAGACAGATGTATAAAGATGATGGTATGGATGATGACTTTATTGATACTCAATTAGAGTCATTAAAAGATACTGGAAAATTAGGAGCTTTTGCTAGGAAAAGATTTGAGAAATGGAAAGAACAGTACAGTAAAGTATCTCAACAAGCTGCACAGCAACAAGAGCTACAAGCAAAAGCACAAAGAGAAAAAGCAAGACAGTACTATTCAAGTTTGAAGACTGCTGTAACTGGAGAGTTTGAAGGAATAAAATTATCTGCAAAAGATAAAGCAGAGATTCCTGGTTTTATGACAGATAGAAATATCAAGTTAAGCAATGGAGCAGTAGTAACTCCTTTTAACCAGAGTCTCATGGAAGTATTACAGAATGAAACAGCCTCTATTCAGTTAGCAAAATTATTGAGAGACAGAAAGAAAGATGGTACATTTGATTTCTCTCAACTTGAAAAAGTAGCTGCAACAAAAGTAACAAAAGAGATAAAAGATAATATAAGAAGGAATAAAGAAACCCCAAGAAAGTCTACTGAAGTATCAACACAGTCAAGGTCTTTAGCAGATTATTTTTAAATAAATAAATAAACTAAATTAAAAAGAAAGTATTATGTCAACATTAGGTTCAAAATTGATTACCAAAGAAATGCAATGGCATGCTAATATGACTGAGCAAAACCACTTAGGTGCTGCTCTGATTGCAAAGCCACATGTATTTGCAGGAACTATGGACACATTGTTCTCTGCACAAAACTACTATTCTGATAATCCGTTGTCTTCTATTCTTACCTCTATTAAAGGTGGGGAAGAAACAATTGGTTCAACAGAATGGGAGTGGGAACTTAAAGGTGCTAATACCAGACCATTGGTTGTGATTGAGAATGTAGAGCCAGCAAGTGTAACTACTCCTGGTAAATTCAAAACTACCTTTAAAATCAAACTGGATGAAAACTGGTTTGTACCTGGAGATGAAATCTCCCCAGGAACATCATCTAAGAAATACCTTTGTAGGATTCAAGATGAAGTTCAAAGACATGGAGATGGTTGGGTGTATACTGTCAGATTGATGTCTGATGACCCTCAAGCATTCTTGCCTGTTCAATATCTTAAACCAGGTCAGCAATGGTCTAAATTCTTCTCTCAATATGAAGAAGCTGCTGAACAATCAGGTTCTACCCAATACTCATTGCCTATTGCTTTGAGAAACAAAATGGGTAAATTCAGAAAGAAATATAAAGTAACTGACTATGCTTCTACTGAAGTATTGAGAGTTGCTATTCCAGACTCTAAAGGTAACTTCCACAAATCTTGGATAAGATATGCAGAAGTTGAGTACTGGCAAGAGTGGTACAAAGAATTGGAAAGAGGTAGATGGTACTCAAGAAGTACTGATACTGTACTTGGTGCTAATGGTAGACCAGTAAGGTCTTATCCTGGTATTCAAGAACAACTTGAAGATTCTCATATACATAGATATTCCTTCTTGACTACCAAGTTGATTGAAGAATATTTGATGGATATTTTCTATGGTAGAGTTAAACCTGGAAAAGGTAGAGCTATCAAAGGCTTTACTGGAGAGTATGGTATGTTGGCTTTCCACAGAGCAGTAACTGACTGGATGAACAAATCAGGCTTTATCAAGAATATAGAAGTATTTACTAACAAAGTAAATTCTCCTTATACTGGTAATGCAGTAGGTTTGGAAGCTGGTTTCCAATTTGTAAGATACAACATGGCAAATGGTTCTTCTTTAGAGTTGATTCATAATCCTCTTTATGATGATAGAACTATCCACCATGAAATTGACCCTATTACAGGCTTCCCTGTAGAGTCTCAAAGAATCACTTTCTTGGACTTCTCTGGAGAAAATGGCAGCAAGTCAAATGTGAAAATTATGAACAAGGAAAATGGCTTTGCCTTTGGTTATGTTGAAGGTTTGTATGGTCCTTATGGTCCTTCTAAAGCAGGAAAAATGGCTCACTCTGGAGACTATTATGAAATGCACTGTAGAAAGGATGAGGGTATTCATATCCATGACATCACTAAGTGCGGAGAACTCATATTGAGCAGAGACTAATCTCACATATATTAAAAGGTAGGGTATTGGTTTACCCTACCTTTACAAAGTTTCTAAATAAATTTAATTAAAGGTAAAAAAGTATGTTAGTAGAAATTAAGCCCATTGAGTTAAAGAGATGGCATGGAAAGACAGGGAAAGACAGCTTTACAAGAGCTAAAAAAATTCAAGCATTGATTGACCCTGAAACAATGCAGTACAAAACAGGTTTGGATAATATGGCAAAAACATATACCCATCCTAAAACTGAAGAACAAGTTACAGAGTTGGAATATTATGGTGCAATTATTGGAAAGGATTTAAGTCCTTTAGCATCAGATAAACCACATGAATTTTGGGACAGTAACTTGGCAGTAGTGAAGTTAGAGAACAACACTATTTTCTTGAACACAGATAATCCTTTAGATTATATCAAATGGAAAATCTGTAAAGCTTCTAAGTTTGTAGCCAATTCAATGAAAGAGTATGATGAAGGAATGTTTCCAGAAGCAACTCATGTTATCTTTGATGAAGCTGAAGAAATTGAAGCTAAAGCAACTAAGGTAGAGTTGAGAAAGAAAGCTACTATTGAATGTAGTAAATTGTCTTTGAGTAAGAAAATTCAAGTAGTTATGATTCTTGGAGACAAGAACTTGAAAAATCAATCTTCTGACTTTGTAGAAGTAGAAATTGATTCTCTTATTCAGAAAAGAGCTGGAGATGTATTGGAAATCATTAATAGAGATGATGAAGATACTGCTCTTCATGCAATGATTTTGGAAGCTCTACAAAAAAGTGTTCTTAGAAAAACTGGTCATAAGATTGTATATTTTGATTCTGTCCTTGGTGGAGAGGTAGTTGATGTAGTTGATTACTTGAAGAAACCAGAGAACCAAGATTTGAAATTGAGATTGATGGCACAATTAAATCCTAAATAAATTCTAATTGTAGTTTCAGATGAAGATATTCTGGACATTATGATTGCTGGAATACAAAGTCAACAAAAGAGTTGGCTACAGAAATGGATGGAAGAAGACCCAACTTGGGAAGCTTTAGTAGATGTGTCAAAATTTGATAACAATATCCCAGCTGATGCTTTTGATAATATTGAAACAGGTTTTAAAGAAAGCTTTGAAGAGTTTTGTAACAGACTTGAATACCCTCTCTTAGAGGAACTTAAAAATAGATTAACAAAATAAATTAGATTATGAATATATCAGAGATGCACTATGACTTTAAGAAAAAACTTAATAAAGTTGATTCTGAACAGAATAGAAATCTTTTAGTACCAGAGATTGACTGGGCTTTGAATGAAGCCCAGGAACTCTTTATTAAATGGATTGCTGAACCAAGACAGAGAAGTTATATGGGTTTTGAAAAAAGTCAGAGAAGCATTGATGATATAAGGACTTTAGTAGAATCAGATAAAGTACTCCTTATTAATAATGGAGTAGCCCCACTTCCATCAGATTATCTTTTCTTTGTGAAAGCAGATGTTCTTATGGATAAGGGCAACTGTAAGGGAGTAAAAGGTAGGCTACATATAAGGCAGCATGATGATGAATTTGAAAATAGTCCTTTTGATAAATCTAATTTTGAATGGAGAGTAGTAAATGGCTTATTCATTACTGAAGGGGTTAAAGTATTTGATGATGGCACATTTACAAACAAGCAGATTATTATGAGTTATATAAGGAAACCCAGGTATATCCATAATGCTGCTGCTTTTAGAAATGGTACTTATCAGCTCCCATCTGGAATAACATTACCTCAAGTAGGAGATGTTGGTGTATTACCAAGAACAAATGACTGTGAACTTCCTGAACATACACACAGAGAAATTGTCGATATAGCTGTAGCTTTGGTCTCTGGAGAATTACTTTCTCCTGACTTTCAAGTAAAGCTCAGCAAATTAAATTTTAATGAATTAAAATAAAAAAATTATGTCAAGAAACAATGATGTTTTTAAAGTATTGGTTGCTAAGACTGCTCTAACAGATGCAGACCAACCATTAGACTCTTTAGTCCCAGGTCAGATAGGAGTTTTCAATTCTGAAACAAATCTATCTGTAGATACTGCAAATCCTCCCAAAGAATTTTATTTAGCTGTTGGAGTGGATAATTCTGGTTCTGGTACTCTTGAGGATATTAATAAATCTGCTGGACAGATGATTCAGAGAGAAAATATCAGATATTACAATGGGCAACCTTACACTCCTGGACAACCAGAAGTTGTAGAAATCTCTGATTTTATTGCTAAATGTGATACTGAATTTGCCATTAAATTGGAGTTCAGAAATCAAAAAATTTATAACCTTCAAGGCTATAATCAATTCTCTAAAACCTATGTGGTAAAAGCACCTTGTTGTGGTGGAGAATGTGAACCATGTCCTACAGCAGATGGTAATGAATTAGTAAAATTATTTGTTAATAGTATTAATGC